CATGTCAACTGACCCAGTAGGTTCCGGTGGAAAAGGCGATTTCGAGGCAGCGGCGGCGGAAAGCGCGCGGCTGATCGAGGCGGAGGCGGAGGCTGCGCGCGCCGAAGAGCAGGACGACCTGTTCGATCCGATCACATCCGAGGAAGCGGCGGAGGCCTACGACCAGCTCGGCGGCAATCCTGGTCCGCTTTCGGTGCTGCGGCAGGTGAAGGAAAACCGGAAAGGTCGGCCGAAGGGCGCGAAGAACCGCAAGAGCGCGGATGCGGTCGCGTATTTGTCACAGTTCGGGCCCGATCCGGCTGTGGTGATGATGAAGATCCTGTCGGAAAGCGAGGAGGCGATGGTCGCCCGATCGCGGCAAGTCGATCCGGTCACGAAACGAATGAGCTTTGCCGAGGCGCGGGCGATCAGGCTGCGCGCGGCCGAGGGAGTGCGCAAGATCTTCCACGGCGATCAGCCGGTGCAGGTCGATGCACGGATCGAAGGTGTGCGGATTATCAGCCAGGTCGGCGAAATGCGCGAGGCGCGCGCGGCGACGATCGAAGGGGCGGTTAAGGGCGTGCTGCCGCCGCGCGAGGATCTTGACCGGGAAGACGGGGAGGGTGGCGAGTGAAAACGCGCGTCCTCAACTCGCCGGGGCCGATTTCCGACGCCTTCCTGCTGTCTCGTGCGTTTATCGCAGCGTGCATCGGCCCGGTCGGGTCGGGCAAAACGATGACCGGCCTGCGCAAGCTGGTCGAGATCGCGAAGAAACAGGGCGGCGAGCGCGACAAGCGGGGGGTTCTGTGGCGCAAGGCGCGGGTCGGCGTGATCCGCGAAAGCTATCCGAACCTCGAAAAGAACACCCTGCCGAGCTGGTTCGACATATTTCCGGAAGAGTATGGCAAGTTCACCTGGAAAGCGCCCTACACGCACCGTCTCACGCTGATCCTTGACGAGGATGAAGCGGGCAACCCGATCGACTGCTGCGACTTCGAGATCGAGTTTAGGGCGATCGGCGACAAGAGCGTGGAAGAGGCCACGCGCGGTTGGCAGGTGGTCGCGGTGCTGGTCGATGAGACTGACTTGCAGCCGGCCGACCTTCTCGCCTTCCTGACCGGCCGTGTGGGACGCGGCGGGATCGATGCGGGGCGCATTGTGGACCCGCAGATCGTGCTGGTTTCCAACATGCCCTACATGGAAAACTGGTTCTACAAGCTCGCGATCGACAAGGATCTCGACGAGATCGACGATGACCTGAAAGAGCTGATCGGCGGCCGCGAGCTGCTGGAGGTCTTTATCCAGCCCAGCGGGCTCGATCCCAAGGCGGAGAACCTGCACAACCTGCGCCCCGGTTACTACGCGCTGCAAGCGGCGGTGAACAAGCACCGGCCCGGTTATGTCGCGCGGATGATCGAGAACAAGCCGGTTCCGATGCAGCACGGGCAGCCGGTCAACCCACAGTTCGACTTCCAGGAGCATGTGCGGCCGATCGAGTGGGATCGTTCGCGGCCGTTGATCGTGGGGGTGGATCAGGGGCTCAACGCGGCGGCGGTGGCCAGTCAGCGGCTCAAAATGGGTGAGTTCCGGACGCTGCGCGAAGCGGTGATGATGCAGGAAAACGGCCTGCTGGCGAAGATCGGGCCGACCAACGCGGGGCGGATGGTGCGGGCGATGATCGCGGAGAATTTCCCGGAATTGCACCCGGAAATGCTGCGGATCGTGGCGGACCCGGCGGCCTGGTCGGCGGCCGATCGGGCGGACACGGAAATGGACTGGGTTCGCGCGTTCGAGGCCGGGCTGGGCCACAAGGTGCGCAAGGCGAAAACCAACGTCGCGTCGCTGCGCAACGAGGCGATCTGGCGGGCGATGGATCTGCGCAACCACTACGCGGTGGACCCTAGCTGCAAGCACCTGATCCGGGGGCACCTGGGCGGCTACCGCTACCAAAAGGGCGAGATGAGCGAGGGCGAGAAGCGCGGTCATCTGACGATCGCCGACACCCAGTTCACCCATGTGTGCGACGCGGAGCAATACGCGGCGGTCGAGGGCGAGCATGTGATCGCGGATATTCGCGGGAAGCCCCGGCGCAAGCGGCGTGTGACGGTCGACAGCGATTTCGATGTGTTCGGATGAAGGAGGAAGGAATGGCGTTTCTTGGAGCAGCACTGGCCCCCGTGGTGGGTGGATTACTGGGCATCGGGTCGACCCTGTTGAGCAGGCAGAAAGCCCCGATGCTGCCCAAGCCGGTGACGCGCGACGATGCGCGCGAGGAAGCGGAGCAGGCGGACGCCCTGGCGCGTCGCCAGGGCGCGGCGGCCGACCGGATCAAGGGGGCGAGCGGCGAGCCGGTCGGCTTCCGGCTGATCAGGGGAAGTTAGGCGCGCGAAGCGGCGCGGAAGTAGTGAAATCGAGCAAGCAGGAGTGGTGAAAATGGGCGGTAAAGCGGAACCTAAAACGCAGGAAAATGGCCAGAAGGGCGAGCAGGAAGGGGAGAGCGGCGCGGATCTCACTCTGCCTGACAATCAGATAGCGATCGGCGAAGAAACTTTCGAGGTCGATCCCAAAGTCAAGGCGCTGATGTTCGATTACGCGCAGTCTTTCGGCGCGGAACGTGAGAAGATCGAGGCGCTGCGCGAGGGGCTGGCTGAACGGGGTTTCAACGAACCGGGGCTGCCAGTCGAGATCGCATTGCAGGCGCTCGATACGCGGACGGAGGAACTGCAAAAGCTGGGCGAAACGGTCGATCGTCTCCGTAGTGAGCGCGACAAGGCAGTGCGCTCGCTTTCGGCGCAGAAGGGCGCGACCACCAAGGCGAAGAACGCGATCGAGGAGCTGGAGGCGCGCGATCGACCGCGTGCGCTGCCGATGCCTAAGGAACCGATGGACGCGCGCGAGCTGGCGTTTCGCCTGGCCGATCTTGGCAGTGCGCCGGTCGAGATCGCGTTTACTGACGGTCGCAAGGAGCTGCGCGGGATTGGCTCTCGCCAGATCTCCGCGAGCAATTTCCGCCTGAAAAGCGGCCGCGTGATCCTGTCCGATATCGACAAGCTGCACGTGCACGTGCCGATGGATGGCACCGGGGCGCGATCGCTGGGCGCGATCGTGCTGCTGGAGGGCGATGAGGTGATCGCCGGGCGGAAGTTGTCGAGCGCGCGCCAGCTTGGTGAGGGCAAAACCTACGACTTCGTCGGCGATATCGTCTTCGGATGACGGGCGCCGGGCCGGGTCGTGGAGATCCGGCCCGGCCTGACAGCATTTGGTTTGAAGGGATCGGGAAGCGATGATCGACAATATCCAGGATGAGGCACTCGCCCGGCAGGATTGCAAGGACCAGGAGCGCCTTGAGGCGATCCGGCAACCGTGGGAGGAGAGCTATCGCGAGATCGACGATCGGTTCCCTTCCGGGGCGGGCGGTTTCAACGCCGAAACGCCGGGCACGATGCGCGGTCATCGCAACTACGACAGCACGCACATCACCTCGCTGGGCAGGTTCAAGGCGGCGATGGTATCGACGACGACGCCGGAGCAGAGCGACTATATCCGGCCGCGCTTCCTTGACGATGATTTGATGAAGCTGCGCGAGGTCAAGCTGTGGTGCGCCTATGCCGGGCGGCGGCTCTATCAGATCCGGCACGCGGCCCATACGGGGTTCGGCATTGCGGCGCACGAGGATTGGGATCAGCTGGGCCGGTACGGAACCTCTGCGGTGTGGCAGGAAGCGACGCCGCGCGGGCTGGTCTATCAGTGCCTGCACCTCTCCGAAATCTGGATCGATGTGGATTTCGCTGGCCGGGTCAACCGTGTGCACCGCAAATTCGAGCGGACGGCGGCGCAGTGCGAAGAACTGTTCGGGCTGGAGGCGCTGACGCCCAAGATGCGCGATGCGCTCAAAGAGGGCGGCGACAAGAACCGCAAATTCCAGATCCTGCACGTGGTCGCCCCGAACCGCGAGTGGGACCAGGACACGATGAACCACCTGCGGTTTCCGATTTCGAGCCGCTACCTTGCGATGGACGAAAAGATCTACGTGGAGCGCAAGGGCTACCACACCATGCCGGTGTCGGTGAGCCGTCACGCGACCAGCGCTGGCGAGATCTACGGCAGAAGCCCTGCGTTCAACGTGATGCCGAATATCCAGGGCGCTTCGGCGATGAAAAAGACGACGCTGCGCGCGGCGCACAAGTCCGTGGATCCGGCGCTGATCTTCTACGACGACGAAGGCGTGAGCAAGCTTTCGACCAAGGCTGGCGGGCTCACTCCGGGGCTGGTCGATGAGCGCGGCAATGTGCTGGTCCATCGGATGCCGGGCGGTGAGAACGGGATCCCGTTCGCGCTGGAGATGATCCAGGACGAACAGAAAACCGTGCGCACCGAGTTCCTGGAAGAATTCTACGCCACGCTGACCGATCCCAATTCACGGATGACCACCACGGAAGTGCTGGAGCGGATGGCGAAACAGGGCGTGCTGGTGCGGCCCTATGCAAGCCGGTACGCGACCGAAAAGCAGGATCCGATGACGCAGCGCGATCTCGACCTTGCGCTGCGCGCGGGCCAGATCGACCCATTCCCGGCGGTGGTGCTGGAGGCTGGGGCGTGGCCGGTGATCGACTACGAAAACCCCCTGGCGGTGATGGCGCGGGCGGAAAACACCGCGAAGACGATGCGGTACGTCGAGTATGCGACGGCAGTAGGCACGCTGGAACAGACCCCGGCGGCAGATACGGTCGATATCGATCAGGCACTGCGCGAGGGCGCAACCGAGATCGGCGTCAACCCGCTCATTATTCGCTCGCCCGAAATGGTCGCCAAAATTCGCGCCAAGCGCGCTGAGCGTGAGCAAGCCGCGGTCGATGCTGAATTGCTGAAAAACTCGGCCGGAGCGGTCAAGGATCTGGCCCAAGCCGGTGCGATCTCGGAGGCGGCCTGATGGCGGTGAGCGAGATCAACCGGCGGCGGCTGCGCATGATCCGGATCGCGCGCGAAACGAAGTGGGTGTTCCGGGCCACGCCCGTGCGCCTGGGGCTGCGGCGGTGGCTGATCGGGTGGCTGCTGCGGTGGCTGTTTCTGGCGGAAGATGGAACGCCCCACCGGGCGGGCGAGATCGTGCTGGCGCACCTGCGCGATCGGTTCGCTGGGCAGGTGTTCGACGAGGATCCGGTAACGATGGCGCGCAAGGTCGGCCGTCGCGAGGTGGTGGAAGAGATTTTCCACCTGCTCAACC